GTGCTTGACGGGCTAAAGGCTGCGATCGCGTAGCTCGGGGGAGCTTCGCAGCCACCCGGACGGCTTCCCCGTGGGCGTGACAGCGTTTTCCCGGCACCCGTTGTGCCGAGAAACAGTGTCGAACGCAAACGCCGTAACCAGCCTTTCTCGGTGCGCTGTCATCCCGTTTGTCAGACGGTCCCCCTCGCGCTGCGCCCTGGCCGCTGTCGCCAGCCCTACCCGCTCCCCTATTGGTGCCGGTCCCGTTGCTCGCCAGCAGAGCGGGAATTGTGGTTCGGGGAACGTTCATCCCGTTGTTCGCGCAGCTCCGGCGGGAAGCCGCGACGGGTAACGGTGTCAGACACCCGAGCCAACGATATACCCCCGCGCCAGCCAACGCAACGGACACGCGAACGCCAATGGCCCGCGCCAATGCAAGCGCCAAGGCTGAAGCAAACGACAACGATGGGCCACCAGCACCATGAGTTTGTTCAACCCTTGGGTGATCCTCGGCATCGTGATGGCGGTGCTGTCATCATTTGGCGGTGGATACTTCAAGGGTGAGCATGATGAGAACACGCGACAGCAAGTCGAGATTGCTGCGCTAAACGCCAAGGCAAGGGAGACTGAGCAGGCGATGGCGCAAGTGGCGCAGACTTATGGTCAGACATTACGAAAGGCGAACAATGTTGCAAAGGTTAAAGAAGACAAGTTGCGTGCTGATATTGCTACTGGCGAGCGCAGGCTGTTCATTCCTGTCAAAGCCGCCGAGTGCGCCGTATCAGCCGCCGGTGATGCCGCCACTGCCAGCGGAGATACAGAAGCAAGAGCCGAGCTTGACGGACGAGTTGCTCAAGCTCTTGTCGATCTCACCAGCCGAGGCGACCAAGCCATCCGCAGCCTCAACACCTGCATCGACCAATACGAAACCATGAGGACAACAAAATGACACAGTTAAGCGCCAACTTCAGCCTGCATGAGATGTGCAAATCAGAGACTGCCATGCGTATGGGCTTTGACAATACGCCTGATGAAACAGCCACAGAGAATCTGCGCCTGCTTTGCGAAAAGGTGCTTCAACCTGTGCGTGAGCATTACGGCAAGGGCGTCAAGGTGAACTCTGCCTACCGCAGCCCTGAGTCAAATGCAGCGGTTGGCGGGTCTAAGACCAGCGACCATTGCAAGGGTATGGCGGCAGATATTGAGATACCTGGCGTCCCGAATGCAGAGCTGGCGCAGTGGATCATGGACAACCTTGATTACACCCAGTTGATTTTGGAATTCTATACATCAGGCATCCCCGACAGCGGATGGGTTCATGTCAGCTATGACCCCAACAACCTCAAGAAGCAAGAGCTGACCGCCACCAAAGTGGCAGGCAAGACCACCTACTTGAATGGCTTGGTGGCTTAACTGGCGCTCAACCTTGGTCAGCAGATAAGCACACCGGTGCAGCCAAACCTTGGCACGCCTGCGCCTGCCTATGACCAAGGATTCTTTGGCACTTCATTTGGCGGCCTGAATGCTTACTTCAGCAAGCTGACGGCCATCTTTTCGGCGCTATTTGGTCAGCGTGGTGGCAAGTGGATCAATAATCCATATGGTGCGTTTTCTAAACAAACAGTTTTTATTTCGTTTGTGTCTATGTCGCGAATTAATTTATACATTTAAATCTCCGAATCAATACTGACTGTTCCAGCAACAGCGGCCTGAGCTGTTGCATTTGCGGTAATTCCCAATCTAACTGCTGAAGTACCTAAACTTGCAGCAGTTGCAGCGGAAGCATTGGTATAGCTCAGGCTTGAAAGCACAAATGTTGGTGTTGCTCGTTTCGCACTAGCAAAACTTTGGCTATGGAAAAGTGTAGACAATCCAGCATTACCATTAAAATTTCTAAAATGAAATTGTTGTATTTCATAGTATCGCTGACACAAATCCAACTCAGTCCCATAAGGTCTGTAATCAAAGCTAGTTGCTGTTGAGCCTTTTTCTAGTTGTACGCCTGTGATGTAGAAAGTTGCGCCATTTGTTCCTACTACTGATGTTGCCCCTGTGGCTGATACATAGTTTGCGCCAGCCCATGCGTTTGCAGTTCCACTAAATGTAGACCCAACACCAAGCCCAAATCTAACAGTAATTCCTACTCCATTAGTTGTTAGCCATGTCCCGCTGGTATCACCAGCAATAGTGATTGATTTTGATTCAAATGTATTTGCTGAAGAAATTGTGTATGTAAATGGATAACTTCTACTGCCATCTGAATTTGTAAGCGCACCGCCAAATGTTCCTGTCAAAGAACTTCTTACTTGAAAAGACAATGTGACAGTAGCGGCAGATGCAGAACCCCATGCTAAATCAAAAACATTTAATCCTTCAATATGTTGTTGAATGTCAAAGTAATCCCCTGCTGCAACAGAAAAAGCAGATAGTGATGTAACAGCAATTGAATTTTTAAAACCTGATGGAACAGTTGTGCTTTGCTGAATACTAAATTTTGATGTTTGCGTCAGTAAACATAGCCATCTGTCTAATGTATAGCCGCTTGCAGTAGGAGTAACACTCGCCCCCGCATTCCTCTGGTCAATCACCATCGCACCATTGATGATGCGGTTGCGGAATCCAAAGGAAGATGCAGAATTAAACTGACCATCAAGTGTGATTCCCGTTGTGCCTGAAATCGCTATGGTCATGGTGTCACCTTGGGATATTTTGCTTTGACTGCCAAGCAATCAGCGATGTATTTGTCAATCTGCGCTTGGTTGCCTTTGACTACACCATCAAGGTAGTCTGTGATTGGTGGGTATTCTGAAGCTCGTTTGGCTTTGTATGCGTTAGGGTCAACCCAAGCATTGACTGCATCCATGTCAATTTCGACTTTGTTGCCTTGGGCATCTCTTGCGCCATCACCGTCATCAATAGAGACAACTTGCGGATAAAGAGCATATATTGCATTGTGATTCATGCCGCAATCTCCATAAGGGTAATTGTTGATTGACCAGTAAAACTAGTGTCTAACGCTCTACGATTAACATAAATTGTTTCAGCACTAACATAAACTTGAATCTTATATGTTGTTGCTGAAGTAGTTGCTGGAGAATCTAAATAAGATTGCGCCACACTAAACATTGAGTATGAATAAACACCATTTAATACTGAACCTGTAACTCCAGTAGGAATAACAGTAGAACCTCTGAGTGTTTGAAAATTTGCATCACGACCATTGTTTGCTGAATAAGAAAGGTTTGTAATTACCAAAATTTTGCTTGATGAACTGGATGGGGTAATAGATGCTGACAATCCAGTAACATCAACATAAGTGCCTGATGTTGTACTAAAAACATCGCTTTTAGTTGTACTCACAACTTGCAAAACTGAACCTGTTGGCAATGCCGCTTTAGGAATTACTTGTCCTGTGCTTGCAGTCGTAATTAATGTGCCTGTGTTTTGTGGCAAAGTCAGCGTGTAATTGCTGTTTGTATTGGGTGCGGCAATGGTCAGCGTTCCTGTACCACTTGCATTTCCTGATATGGCTACTTGTGACATTTCTTTCCTTTACACCACAGTCCAAACTGAACCGCTTGCAATCGTTACAGTGATGCCTGAATTGACACTCACTGTCCCTGCACTCATCCCATTGTTTCCTGCCGCAATAGTGTAGTCAGCAGATACAGTCTGTGAGTTCACCACAATTCCATTGGATGCCACCAAAACAGTTGATTGCAACTCGCCAGTGCTAGGCTTGTAAAGCAACTTGGTGTTACCAGTGTAAATCGTAGTTGGCGTACCTGATGTTGCATTTGCAAACAATGGGTAGACATTGGTTGATGTGCTTGTGTCGTTACTGATGCTTGCACCAGCAGTACCATTAGATGCTGATGTGATACGACCATAAGCATCAACAGTGATGTTTGCCGCTGTGTAGCTTGCCGCTGTCACTCCACTGGTATCCAATGCAACAGTGCCACTTGTTGTAATCGTTCCACCTGTCAAACCAGTACCAGCAGTGATAGAGGTTACAGTGCCTGAATACTGGTCATTCGATGTGATAGTGAAGTTAGGGTAAGTACCAGTAACAGAGGTAGTTCCAGCACCTGTCAATGCAACAGTCTGATCTGGTGCTGAATTCGTGATTGTGAAGTTAGGGTAAGTACCACTCGTACTAATACCAGTACCAGCAGTCAATACAACTGTTTGGTCAGGGGCAGAGTTGGTGATTGTCACAGCACCAGTAGCACCTGAGACTGAAATGCCTGTACCAGCCACTGCTGAAGTCACGCCAGAGTTGGCAATCGTGATAGAACCAGCACCTTCAGTAATGGTTATACCTGTACCATCAGTTAGCGTGTTCTTTTCCCACAAGTCAGTTGTTTCGTTATAGATCAACACTTGACCATTGGTGGCATTCTGAGCAGACACATTGTGCAACTCATCCATCTCATAGCCGTTTTGAATCCTGACCTCAATTGAGCCTTGATTCACATGGCTACGAGTGACAACAC